ATTGCGTGAATCACCAATTGATATTGGTCTGGATGTTCCAATTACTTTTGATATATTTATTAAAGGATTGATTGCAGTAATAGTGGATGAGTGTTTAGCATCTGAAACCAAAATTTCAACGCCATATGGCGATAAAAATATTGAAGAATTACAAGCTGGGGACACTGTATGGTCATTTAATGAATCAATTCAACAGTTTGTTCCTGATACTGTTGAAAAATTGCATCATAATTTATCTATAAGTTCAGAAGAAAAAATGTTTGAAATTGAAATGGAAAATGGCGCAACTATTCAGATTACAGGTAATCATAAAGTTTTAACACAACGAGGTTGGATAAAAGTAAAATATTTATCTCTTCAAGATGAAATTTATAATTATAAAACATAAATAACATAGTATCATAGTATAAGGAGTAATGTTTTATGAATTCAAAGTATCTAACCATAGAAGGGATTAACAAATTAATGATTTCTTTTAATCTGCGGGTTGAAAGATATATACCATCTGAAAATCGAGTAATATTTAATAATGGATACGAAATTTGTGGTGGAGGTCCTCGATCTACGTTTTTCACTCGATTGAAAAATTCAAAATGGAATTTAGATTTGGCTTATAACGTTAATGAAAAAATTCGAACAGAATATATTTGTAAAATCAAGAGAGAAATATGTAAAGAACGTGCATCCAAACGATCAGTTGCTATATCCGTCGAATCTATAAATGAAAAATTAAATGGATATAATTTACGAGTTGTATCATATTTGGTTCAAACTTTAGAACTTTCAAATGGTCTTGTTTTATATGATAATGATGTCAAATATTTCTTAAGAAAATTAAAAGCACAAGATTGGAATATGGATATAGCTTATAATATTGATGAAAAAATTCGAAAGGAATATTCTCGAAAAAGAAAAAGTGATAATGGTAAGGCTCGTGCTGCCAGAACTCAAAAATTATTTGATTCTGGAAAAGCTGTTCGATTTGGTGGGAAACCGCATCGTTATAAAAAAGGTGAACGAACCGGGATTTCCCCTTGGAATAAAGGAAAAACCAAAGAAACTGATGAAAGATTATTGGCAAATAGTGTAAATCGAATTGGATCAGGAAATCCAATGTTTGGTAAGAAACAAAGCGCGGAAAATAAACAAAAAGCATCAAATAGAATGAAAGCAGATATTTTGTCTGGAAAATTTACGCCAAACACAAAAAATTCCCGCACCCATAGAACTGCAAGATATAAAGATAAATCTTTTCGTAGTTCTTGGGAAGCGGCTTGGTGGTGTTTGAATCAAAATTATGAATTTGAAAAAATTCGAATTCCATATGAATTGGATGGAAAAAGACACATTTATATTGTTGATTTCTACAATGCATCAACGAATATACTTGTTGAAGTCAAACCTAAAGAGCATCAATCTTCTAAAAAATTTATAGCAACAAAAAATGCTGCATTAGAATGGTGCGACCAAAATAATGGCACATATTTATTAATTGATCAAGAATATTTTTTGAAAATATGAATATAATTCAGCAATCTGATTTATCAGACGATATTAAGAAAAGTATTAAAAATATTAAAATTGGAAATTGTAAGAATGAAAATTAAATCAATTCGAGAAATTGAGAAGCCAAAAGAAACATATAATTTACATATTAAAAAAAATCACAATTATGTGGCAAATGGGTTGGTTGTTTCCAATTGCCATGGGCTTCGCGGTTCAATTTTGCGTGCTCTTTTATGTGATACTGAAATGGCAAAGATTCCAATAAGATGGGGATTAACGGGAACGGTGCCAAAAGAGCCTTTTGAAGTCATAAATTTAACTATCAGTATTGGTGATGTCATACATAAATTGCCCACTATTGAATTACAGGATAAAGGAATACTTTCTCATTGCGATGTCAAGATATTACAATTGATTGACACTCAAGTTTTTTCGGATTATCCAGCAGAATATGATTTCTTAGTGACTGATCCAGAACGACTTTCGTTTATTGCCAATCTTATTAATGAAGCAGCAAAGACAGGCAATGTTCTTGCTTTGGTAGGAAGAAAAGAAACCGGAAGAGTATTGGAGAAATTGATACCGGATAGTATATTTTTATCTGGGGCTACTGATTCAAAAACTAGGAAAGGGCATTATGACGAAGTAAAAATTAGTAATTCAAAAGTTATTATTGCCACCTCCGGGATAGCTTCGGTTGGGATTGACATTCCCAGGATTAACCATTTATTTCTTATTGAATCCGGAAAAAGTTTCATAAAAAATATTCAAAGTTGCGGGCGTAGCTTACGTACCGCATTTGATAAAAATTATGCCTTGATTTGGGACATATGTTCTTCATGTAAATATAGCAAAAGGCACCTTACGGCGCGACGCCGGTGGTATGCTGAGCAATCTTTCCCCTTCAAAATTGAAAAAATAATTTGGAAAGAATAATTATTTTTTCTTTTTACATTTATCTCCGTGATACCGGGTATATGCCGATGAACAAATAAATTTATCACAATGTTCACATACTTTTCTAGTAGCAAGTTTTCCATTTACTGCTCTTTGGTTCTTATTTTTCACTGGTAATAATGATTTACATTTTTCTCCGTGAAATCTATTATAAATTGCTAAACAAATAAATTTATTACAATATTCACAGGTTTTGCTAGAGTTTTTAATGCCATCTTTTATATGGGTTACTTCTTCAATTGGCCGAGATTCTCCTTTCCTTGCACCTTTATGCCCAGTTAGTGCTTTTGAAATTTTTGCAGATATTTTTGCATTTTCCTCTTCTGATCTATTATTACGAATATTTCGTAGTTTAATTTTAGTTTCTTCTGATGTTGGTACACCTAATGATTTTAATCGATTTGCTTTGACTACGGCTGCATGGTGGCTTTCAGATTGTTTTTTGCCTTTCTTTCCTTTACTTATATTCTTTCTAGCTTCTTGTGACATTGGTCGACGATTTCTCTTCCGTAAAACTTTAGTTTCCTCTGAAAGTGGTTTACCTTTCCGAATAGTAGTTTTTCCAAGTTTGCCAATAGTAATGTTATTTTTAATTTTCTTGGCTTTTTCAGGACCATATCTTTCTTCATATGTTTTACCTAAATATTTTTCCGATAAAATTTTTTTATGTTTTTCAGAAACTATTTTTCCAATAGCGCCTACTGACCCATCTCCACCATCAGTTAAATTTCTCAAGCACCCAGTTCCTAAATCAACCCTACCATACAGATTTATCAGTAGCATTTCCAGTTGAAAAGCGTCTGCCTCATTCATGTTTTTTGCAATAAATTGAATTCGATTTTTATCTTTTGGCGGGCCAAATGTGTGCTTTGTATAGGCACGTTTTCCTTTACCTTTTCCTGCATAATATGGACTATCTTTCAAACCATATTCGGAATCTTTAGATCGTAGATAAAGATATACATAAAAAATTTTCTTTTGTGAATAAATACGTGGCATTAGCTGATGATCTCTCCGGATCGTTAGAATTGGTGGGTGGGTTAGAGCACCGCGATCAATACTATTTATCCTGCAAAATATTTTTCTTGACTTATCACTAATAAAAATGTAAAATAAACATATGCACATTTTGAATGAAGAAAATAAAATATTTGACTTAAATCTTATACCAGATGAAGTAGATTTATCATTTTGGATATTTGATAATTCGGTTGGAATGAAAGATTATTTCTGTCAGCCTTTGCTTATGGTTGAAAGTTTTTATTCCCCCGTGGTGAGATTGAAATTAACAGTTGAATCCTCCAGAGAGAAATCACAGCATTATATAAATTTACCTGCAGATTTTCAAATTTTGATTGGAGAACCAGGATATCCTTCTTTGGAGATTGTTCCAATTACAAGTTTAAGCGGAAGGCATTTTCGTGCATTCACAATTAATCCTTCCACCAGTTTTCGTCCAGAATTCATGCACATAGAAGTTGATGATGTTTTTCCTAATAGTCGGAAATGGTTCGTGCCACGTTTAGCAGCGGGGCAACTTCATGGCGTGCCATTGCATTCTTTGGAGAAACCACCATGCATCTTTATTACCAGGGATCTTCCAAAAGCATTGGAGATTATTAATCTTAAGGACGCAATGTAATATATGGTAAAAGCAAAAAAGAAAACTTACGATGATCCAGAAATTTCAATATTTCAATTATTGAAATCTATAGATTTGAAAGAGTATGATTATTACGAAAAATTGAATGAAGAACAAAAAAAGAAAATAGCCTGTTATGTATTGTTTCGGTGGGCAGCATGTGTTGAAGGTAATAACGATATTTCAAAATATTATACTATCTCCGCTAATTCTTTTATAAATGAAAATTTTTTCGATCTTGGGAAGCATCCAAAATTACAATGGCTTTTAATTTGTGCTGGATCTCCTAACGTAGGAGCCCAAAAACATTATTGGCTGGGAAGTGGTAAGAAAGGAAAAGGAAACCCTCTTCGAACTTTCATACTGGAAAAATTCCCACATATGAAATTGGATGAAATTGATTTAATGTTGACAGTTACATCACAAGAAGAAATTAAAATATGGTTAAAGAATCTCGGTCTAGAAGAAAAAGAAGTGAAAAAATTATTGTCTTAGGAAATCGGGGTAATTTTCAATGTCAATTTTGTAAGAAAAATTTCTCCAAAGAAAAGACGGTAATCTCACATCTTTGCGAACCAAAAAGAAGATTCCAACAAAAAGACACACCATATGCTCGACATGGGTTCACTGCTTTTTTAGCATTGCAAAAATATTTTCCCGGATCACAACAGAAGACCACTGAAGAAGAATTTCGAAGTTCAGAATTCTATTTGGCTTGTTTAAAATGGGGCAGATTCATAATTGATATTGGCTGCTGGGATATTAAATCATATTTGAAATGGTTACAAAGGATGAATGTTCCAATTGATGATTGGGCGAAGAAAGAGATTTATGATTCATATACACAGCATTTGATTATCATTGAAGATCCTTGGGATTCTTTTGAAAGGTCGACTCAAACAATGATCAACTGGGGTGAAAAATGTGGTGGTTTACCATTTGAAAATTATTTTATCAAAGCAATTCCAGAACGCATAATTGAAGACATTCAAATGGCAAGAGTGACTGCTTGGGTTCTGTTATTGTCTACTTCTGGAAGAGAATGGTTGCAAAAATTATCCACAGAACAACTAGAGTCAATTTGGCCTTGGGTTGACTCTATACGATGGCAGATCAAGTTTGAAAAATTCGAAACAGAAGTCCAAATGATCACGAAAATTTGTGAGGAAGTAGGATTATAAAAGGAGAAATATGAAACAAATCGTAACACGAGAGCAATTTAATGAGGCCTGCGACGCCGTGTGGTCTGAAATTGAATATCAAAACAATCTACCTAGAAGAACCGACGATGAAGCAAAAGAACCAGCTGGTTTCGCTGCCTTAAATGAAGTATATTTGCGACGTTTAGAAGATGCCTGGGCCGATAATCCTGGCACCGAGGCCTGCTTACCCTTCTTACGGAAATTAGCCGCGATTAATGTGAGAGGAATGATCTATTGCGGGATAAGAACTAGAACTTAAAGCAATGCATTCTCATCCAGATATAGATTTAGATTTTGGATCGCGTGATGAATTATTAAAATTCATTGATTATACTTCAGCATCTTTAGAAGATGGCAAGAAACATGCTTCTGGAATTTATGTGACAGCCATACCGCAAAATCCTCTTACTGGATTTTCAAGTATCAATTATAAAGAAGCTGAAGAATTGGGTTATTTTAAGCTAGATATTCTTAACCAGAGCGTTTACAAGATGATAAAATCACCAGAACATCTTGAAGAATTACTTTCCAAACCAATACCCTGGCATCGTTTACAAGAAGAAAAGTTCGTGGAAAAACTGATTCATATTGGAAATTATTTCAATTTGATTCAACGACTTCCAGAACCAATTGCTTCGATTGAAGAACTCGCAATGTTTCTGGCCATACTTAGACCCGGCAAAAAGCATTTACAAGGATTACCTTGGCATATCATTGAGAAATCTGTCTGGGATCGTGAATCTACAGACGGATATACCTTTCGCAAGGCGCACGGATTAGCATATTCATATCTTGTTTCTTTGGCTATGCGTGCGATAGATGAAGTTGAAAAATTATAAATATTGATATGACCACCGCCGCTGGCGCTCTTTTTTATTCCGTAGAAACCAAAAGATTCCTCTTTTTATTACGCAATAATACTCGAACAAGAGGAACCTGGGGAATGCCAGGTGGTAAATTGAATCATGAAGAAAATATTATTGAAGGATTAAGAAGGGAATTAGTAGAAGAATTGGGGGCTATTCCAGAAATTATAAAGTATATTCCATTAGAAAAATTCACCTCGATGGATTCAGAATTTCAATACCATAGTTTTATTTTTCTTGTGAATAATGAATTTCTTCCGAAATTAAATAACGAACATTCTGGATATGCTTGGACTTCATTAGAAAAATATCCTCGGCCTCTACACCCTGGTCTTTTTCAAAGTTTCAAAATTGATGTAATTCTTGAAAAAATTAAATTTATTCAAAATCTTAATTAGTTTTTATAGAAGAAAAAGACCGACTTTTCGTCGGTCTTTTAAGTTATGCAAAGAATCTACAATGTGTCAAGATAGGCGATTGGGGGGTTTACTGTTGCATAATCTGCAGGAACAGTTGCTCCCTTTGGTAACCATTTATATTGATTTCCTTGAAAAGTGAATAAATAATTCTGAGATGTAAGATCTTTAACATATTCGGTCGTACCAGTAAGACCTTCAACAGTAATGGTTGGAATGGCATTAAGAACACCGGTTCCGGTTACTGATAACGCACCAGTGGCAACAACACCAGAAGTAATAGTTGGTGCAGTGACCGTTGGAGTAACAAAATCAGCTCGACCAGTATAGAAGATTACATCTGCGGTGCCACCATAACCAGCACCACCAGTTAGAATATATGAGGTTGATAGTCCAAAATTTGAACTGATGATCGCACCAACGCCATTTGCTGAATTAGTTGTAGTAGTGATGCCAGCAATATTGGCTGGAAGGACTGAATATTTCTGCGTTGCTGTAGAAACTGTTGGTGTAGATAACGACACAATTACACCATTGCCAGTATTGGCTGTAACGGTATATGCTGCGGCCGTTCCGAATGTTCCGCCCACTGCGGTAATAGCATCTCCAACATTATATCCGGTACCACCAACAACGACGTTAGCGTTGCCTACTGTTCCAACCGTTGCATTCGCAGTGGCAGCAACCGTTGGATCTCCAGAAATTGGAAATACTTTAACCGTGACTTGCCCGGTGGTGGTAGGAGCGGCATTTACCAAGGTGCAAACGCTGGTATTACCGTTGATACTGGTTGCCCGAAATCGAGTGGTGCTATTTTGTGCTGTTAGATATCCTGCGGTCCCTGTACTGTCAAAACTTGTCCAAACATTAGCCTGAATTTGGTGAGGAACGGCGACATTTGTGGTACCAATTGTACCTAAGTAGAGTTGTTTTTTAATTGGTCTTCCCATTTGATAATTGCCTCATCGGTTTTACCGATATACGGGCATTGAAAAACCCATAAATCCAATATTATATGGACAAAAGTATTTAGCAAAATCGATAAATATTCATATGCGAATCAATGAAATTACTGAAAAAGATGACTTGTTTTATGTCTTTCGTGATCTTGAAAAGAATTGTAGTGATTTTATAAAAGATATGAAAACGGCCCGACGATTTTTATGGCGTGGTATTTCAGGATATGATCAAGATGTTTATACTGAAATAAGTCCAACAAATAGAAAGCCCAATGGGCAAACTCCTATGGAGCAAGCCACGCTTGATAGTTATTTGATGGCAGCCGGATTTCAATCATTAAGATCAAATAGCATCTGCTGTGCCACAGACTATGACGGGTTGATGGGATCATATGTGTATATAATTTTCCCTCATGATGGTTATTCATTCACGTGGTCTTCAAAGATAAAAGATATAGGTGGAACACCAAGATTGCGACAATTTCTTTCTCAGAAACATTGGGGAACATTGGAACAAGAAAGTGAGAGATTAATTGCAGAATTAGATTTTCGTGATAGAGATATGGTTTCTGCTTTGAAAAGCGGAGCTGAAATTACGATTCATGGTAAATATACCGCAATCAACGAATCATATTCCAATCAATTATCAAGATATTTTAGGATGTATCTATGACGACAAAACTTGAACCCGGGCAAATCAAAAAATTAGGATTGAGAGGAACACCCGACACCAAAAGTCTAAGAAGGCTGAAATCACTTGTATACCCTGAAGCGAAATTGAAAGCTTTTATTCGTTTGGCAACATATGTCGAAAAGAATTGCTCAGACTTTGTAAAAATAATGAAAGATTCGAATGAATTTCTTTATCGTGGAATCAAAGATGCAAACAAAGAAGATCATTTCTTTGGCGTTCCGAGAGAAAACCGTTATCCGCGTGATACTTCTCAGGAGAATCAAGAGTTGGCAGATGAATATTTAACATTGGCAGGATTCAAGGCGTTAAGAAGGAATAGTATTTTTTGCACATCGAAATATGGAAATGCTTTGTCATTTACGAAATTAAGTGATGCCTCACAGATTTATACCATCTTTCCTTTGAATGGTTTCGATTATACTTGGAGCATAAAACATAAAGATTGGGTTATTCAAAACCCCGAATTAAAAAAGAATACGCAATTAATGGAAATTCATAAAATTTGGAACAACATTACTTGGCATTCATTAGGATACGAATCTTCAATGATAGAATTGCGAAAATCTTTAGATATTTGGGATTCTCTACGGGCAACTATGCCTGGCCTTAGTGCAATACTTGAAACCGATTCAGTTCATCAATTGAAAATATGGTGTGATCAAGCCCTGGATAAAAATGTCGCCTCGAAAATATTCATTAAAAACAACCAAATCGTTCAAGAAAGATTAGATACGGCATTGAAAATGGAACATGAAATTTTGATTCATGGACCATATGTCGCCATAAATTATGTCAGATATAAATATGCGCTGCATCTATACTTTTTCAATTGGTTACCAGATGAAGACAAATAACTCTTTAGAAAGATCGTCTATCCCGTAAATTCTTTCGAACAATTGGCATTGATACTGGAGCACGATGAATATCTCCAATCAATTTTGCCGCTTCAGAACTGATTTCTGTGGATAAGAATTGATTGATATTTTTTCGTGCATCATCTAAAGAAGTTTCATCTTCTGGTCTTTCATTATTGGTCACCACAGAAATATTGTTACCAAAAGCTACTTTATATAATGGTAGATTATAACTTACTGCAGGATAGGTTCTTCGGAAATATTTTTGTGTGACCCTTCGACCCATATCAGCCGAAACAATTGATTGAGAAGGGCGATCAGAAATTCTTCTTTGGGCAATATTTTCATCTACTTCCACAAATAGCATAAAGGTTTGATAGAAATTCTTTTCCAGTACTTGTCTTAATCGCAGAATTGACGTCTCTCGACGGCCTGTGGTCTGAATTTGAAGCCCAAGATGTTCACGAGCCCACATACTCAGTCTTTTTTCAGTGAATGCGTTGGCCTCAGGTCTTTTCATTTCGGGATGTTTTGATGGATTCATTTTATGAAGCAGTCGAACGGTTTCATCTACATCTAGGAGTTTCAAGCCAATATGATCCAATCCAAGTTTTTTCGAAATAGTTGATTTACCAGAACCAGGAGCACCACATACGAAGATGGCTTTATATATGAATTTATCGTAACACCCTTCTTCAAGAATTTCTTCGAAAATATTTTTGAAATTATTCATATACATATTTAGTGTTTTGTGTTAGTATTATTGATAGGAGAAAATAATGAACTTTTCAGACATCTGTGTTGATATAGAAACCTGTAGCACCTATCCAAATGCAACGATTCTTAGTATTTCTGCTGTTTCATTTGATCCACTAAAAATTACAGAAGATTTCACGGACAATCCAAAATTGGATCTTTTATTGAATATTGAAGAACAAAGCAACCGTCATATTGATGAAAATACAATTGCTTGGTGGAGTCAACAAGATCCTAAGGTTCAAGCCAAAATGTTTGGGGAAGAAAATCGCGTGAGTGTGAAAGATGCTCTTCAACAGTTTTCTAAGATGTGTTGGAATAAGCAAAGAATATGGGCTCAAGGAATTACATTTGATATTACTATTTTGGAGAATATTCTTCGGGAAAACAATATGCCCATCCCATTTCAATATTTCAAAACTCGCGACTCGAGAACGCTCATGGATTTAGTAGAAGTAATTCAAGATCCAGTGACGCACGATTCTTTGGAGGACGTTATACGCCAGATTAAGGGAACACAACAGGCATTAAGTAAATTGAATGTTAAGAAATTTATGAGATAAGAAAAAGCCAACTTAGTTGGCTTTCTTAATGAACGAAATTCACTCAATCTTTAACCGTAACGCCATTTGGACCAAGATCCCCTTGAACTCCAATTACAGGTAATTCTACTAAGAATGGACCAGAAAAATATTTTAAGAGTAAATGTTCAATATCGACATAGAGTCCTTTATTTGCCATTCCGGTAAAATGTTCCAACATGATGACATATCGTTGATATACTAATTCCATTTTATTTGCAGGAAAGGACCAAAGTCGACTCATAAGTTGATGGGTCAATCCTCCAGTGATTTCAGGTTGAAATTGAGAAGGCCGGCGTTGAGCAAAGATATATTTGTCCTTAAGATTTTCCGAAGAGAAATTATCCAATGAGAAATCGTCAGTGAGTTGATATCGTCCGCTCAATTTGAATACTCTTTCGACATCATTCAAAAGATGTGGTTGTTGATGCAGAATGAAATCTAATGATTTACCAAATACGAGAATTTCTGTGAAGTTTTTTACAATATCCCAATTGGTTGTTTGCTCTTGATATATCTTCCGAACCATTGGGTCTTGGGTGAAACTCAGAAGAGCCACTAGATGTGGCTTCAGAATAGCCGCTTCACTTTCAGTAATGGCTTCTTCACCACTACTTTCATTCAGTATAATTTTGGCATCTGGTATTCTTTCTTTGATGCTGTTGATGGTATCAAGAGTTTGTTGAAATCGTTGTTCAGTAGAATAAATCCCAAATCTGGTATGGAGAGCTGAAGAAATTATAAATAGTGGTTTCATAAGTTTGTCGATATCTTATTGTGAACCACTGCGCCCTGAAGGACGCGGTTTCCTAATTCAACGACATAACTTTCTATGTCTCCAAAGGCTTAAATTCGGGCAGTTCCTGCCCTATATAGGTATTACTTGGTTCATCGCAATTGAATCTTGGTTATCGAATCAATTACAAATTCATTATAGCATATCTATTTATGAAACGCAACTAAGATTTAATCACGTACCACCCCGACCTGAAGGACAGGTATTCACTCCAGTGGATAAATATTCATATGAGACAAGAAGAATTATCAAAAATATTACAAGAAGCATCGGGTCGGGGAATTTATGTTAGAGGCCAAGAGGCTGCTCTTCAAGGTAAAGTTATTATTTTCAACAATAAAGAAGGGCAAACAATTACTGCTTTAGGTAATGCTATTTTCCCTGTTACCGGAACTTCATATCAAAATGATACCATAGAAAACCTTCCAGCCAAGGCCAGGAGATTACCACCAGCCGAACAAAAGAAATTATTGAGAACTGGTGAACAAAAACTAATGGATGATTTGGAGGCTTATCGAGTACAGGCTAAAATTTCACCAGCCAATTGGAATGTAATCAATGTAAAAGGTAAGGCTGCACTCGTATCGCTCTGGAAAAATGATAAAAATAAAGTTGTGGCATTCGTTCGATTTTATCCAATGAAAACAATGGGATCGGTTCCAATGATTTGGAGCAATTCTGATTTTGCCAGAGATACCGGATATGCAGCGCAAAATGTGGCTCAACAAAGAACCGAGTTAAATCTAAAACCGTTTAGGGTGGTTGGGACCAGCGAATCATTTGAACTAGATGATCTTTTGGAGAGAATTTCAGAAAATATGAAGACTCGGAATGATCTTCCACTGGAAGTTGTTACCCAAGTTCCAGAACTTCTAAAAAATGTTCGCGCTGGATTTGAACAACCTGTGGCTAATGCGGCAGTATATCAAAGTTCATACGAAATTGATCTTGGAGAAGTAGCAGCGCCGATTGCTCTGGTTACTGGCCATTTCGTTTCTGGATCATATAAAGAAGTTGAAAAACAATTATTGGCCCCAATGGGAACCAATTGGAGCGGAATTCAATCTATATCTTTTCCAATGGCCGGAAACGAACAGCTTGTAGATAGTTATCTTCATATTGATGAAAATACAAAACTTTCAATAAGTAGCAAAGATAGAAGCGGTGGTGCCGCAGCAAGTATTGCCAGCATCGTTTCAATATTGGAAAGGAATCCAGAACGCTATGAAGATATGAGGGAACAAAGAAAATTCAAATATCTATTTAATATTCTAAAACTTCTTAAAGATGAAAGTGCCGTGGACGGACCTTTGAAACTCAGTGTGAAATATGGAATCATTGACCAAACTGATTTGGATGAAATAAAACTTGCCACTAAGGATCCACATCTTTTGAAAAAACAGGTTAGTAAAAAATTACAAAAATTATTGGTGGATCCAATTTATACGCCCAATACTAAAAATCTAAATTATACTATTGGTTTTCATTTGTTGGCTGTTACAACGCACAAACTTGTGGCAAAATTGAATGAATCAGAAAAGATTATTAGTGATTTCTTCAAACAAATTTTAGCTCGTTCGAATACGATCCAAGTTAAAACATATACAAAGGTCCAAGGAGATAGTCTAAGATATTCAAATTTTACGGTGATATGGCCGGCTGTTTTTGACGGGAAAATTAAGTTTGAAAGTGGTACACGCTACACCGCAACTACGAGTCCGAATGGAAAGATTGGGTTCAAGATTGGAAAATAATTTATAAATATGAAACCCACCTGACCTTGGTGGGCTTCTATACTGAATGATCTTTCTCTAACTTTGGCTGGTCTTGCCTGCCGTATTGCCTATCATCAAGTCATTATTTACCCCCTCCTCGGCGCATGTCTTCCCGTGAAACTGATTGGTGTTTTTGCAATATATAAATCATCTTTCTAATTGTTTGATTACATTCTCTTTTATTCGTTGTGCTGCTCGTCGCCAAGCAGTTTTTTCTGAATTTTTAGATACACCTAAAATTATTTTGGGATCAATGTTTACTATCAAGAAAGCGGGCCTTCCATAGAGCCATGGCCTGGCAAATGATTTTGGATAGATTGAGAGAACAAATTGTTTTGGGCTCATAATTCCAACTTCCGTTCCATTTCCGCAATCAAGATTCCATATAATCTTTTCCATGCAATCATTTCGGAAGATCCGCTGCTGGAAAAACGAGTTCGAAGATTGGCCCCATTAAATTCGTAAGGAGTTACACATGTGAATTTATAATGAATTTCATCGGGAAGAATAGTCTGAATACAGCGACTTCCTGGACAAATTTTCAATACCTTTTCTTTGTAGGTCATGTTGAAAGAATCCCTAGAATAATATTGTTCATTTTAGTGTATGTTTTCTCCCAGGCATCTTCAGCTGAAATTGTAGAAAATCCCCCGCCGGTTTGTAATAATTCATTCCAACCGGTATCATTTCCATGAACCATATAAAGACCACCAAGACTATCTTTGAAATAAATGCAAAAAGCGTCCGGGCAAATTTTCAATACTTTTTCTTCGTAGGTCATATTTCTAATTTTTCCAAAATAAAATTATGAATATTTTGTACAGCTCTCGCCCAAGCCAAAGCAGGTGTTTTGCAACCACGCCCGTGTTCTTTTGTCGGAGTATTAATCCACACCTGATTTTTACATGATCCTAAGGAAATAAAGAAACCTGGCGCCGTAAAATACTGTCGAACTCGTGCATCTGGATAAAATGAAAGAACAAATTCTTTATCACTCATGATTCCAACTTTCTGAGCATCCTATTTTGAATCTTGTGTAAAACTACTTCATAAGCTTCTTCCTCAGAATCTCCCACACCACGATATGAATCCTTGCTGGATCCAAGTATGCCCGCACGACAAATATACCATGGCATCCTTCCAGAATATTTTTGCACATCAGCGTCTGGATAGATTGAGAAAACTGCTTCTTTAGCTGTCATACTGCCAACTTTCTTTCCATTTCTTTAAGAAGGTAAATTCTTGTTTTCTCCCATGCATCCTCTTCATATCTACTCATGCAAAAAACACTATCTGCTGACATGAAATTAGTAGTATCAAACCATCTTACGGTGAAATAATAAATCTCCGTTCCGAAAATAAATGATTCACGGGTAGATTTGGCTAAAATAGCATTTGGATAGATTGATAAAACGAACTCTTTGGCTGTCATGATGCCAATATCTCCAAAGCCTTTTCTTGAAATTCTTCCCATGATGCAGACCATGCTTCTTCCTCAGTAGGACGCCAAATTCTCATTCGTTTTGGATATGGTTCGTTTGCTATCAAAATTGTATATCCAAGACCGACAAAAGATTCAAGAGCATAGGCACTTGGTTCACATGCAAGAACTCTATCTTTATTCGTCATGACTCAATTTCTCCAACATAAGAAATCCTATGGCATCTTCCTTGGTGGGCCACGCTTCAGGAACATGGTTGATATCAACATGCCGCCGTTTTCCGTTTCTACCGGCCCAGCCTACTTTCGGATTCCAACTATGAACAATTCCTCGAAGATCCGTAAATGTTTGCCCAGGCAAAATATTTTCCACTCGAACTCGGTATGTTCGTTTTGCGGACCACACAGATTGACCATCTGATATCGTTGTGCCTTTCAAAATCGTGATGCGGTCTCCAGACCGAAAGGGCAATTGTTTTATTGGCACATAACCATAAAACGGTGCCGACTTTTTCGCTGGTTTAAGCATACTTACCTCTTCATAAGAATATTACACTTTGGTGCGAATGTCAACAACAAAATTATACCGTAATGTTCTGGTAAACCATCTTACGAATATAAGCCAACTTGATATTTTCATGTCCAAAATGAATAAATCCACATTCAAGACACATATACGGATTCACATCTAGTGGGCGAAGATACAAATTTTCAGCCGCTTCTTCCATCGTAAACGTGGGCTTGGAAACACACGAAATTTTGGCACTGAACTTTGTGACTTCTTGCAGTTCACCAGCGTAATTCTGAGGTTCAGAGCAATGCTTCACAGTATTCAGCAAACGATCAATTCTCGGTTTGACTAATTGCTTCCGAAAATCTACCGTGTAGCTTCTTAGTTTATACTTTTGTTTGATGGAACTAAAAGGACTCAATGTCTGTTCTCCTTTACTCTTTAATTATACTAAATATTCGGTGAAAATGCAACCAAAATCACAAATATTTCATTATTTTGTAAGTTATTGAAAATAAAGAGCTTAAAATACTTGACTTTTCAACCAAACTCCACTATACTTAGAACATGAAGGAAAAGAGCACAAAACGACGGTCATTTATCCCGAAAAACCCCAAACCTTTGAAGCGTTTGATGTATCGTGAAGCTGACGCCATTGCTGGCTATATCGGAATTGAAGAGCCAAAGTGGCCTTCACCCGAAGAGCAAAGAGCCTGGACCGACGATGATTACCAGAACAAGCTCAGCGAATGTTTTGGATGGTATGCCCATTGTCAGGACGGCAAGAAAGGCCAGGATTTGGCCATTGCAGCATTGTCGGCGAGCGGTCACCGCCCGGAATTGATTGCGGCCATCAAGAATAGCACATCTAAAATTCCCATCACGGAATCCTGGATGATTCGTATGATCCTGATGGGGGCAATGCTCAATTTGAAGCATCGTAAGAAGATCGCGAAGGCGATCCGGAAGTGTGCGAAAAATGCCGTTTTAACGATTGAGGAAATGGAAAACAAGCCGAGTAAGCTGAACATTCAGGATTTTATCAACGCGAAACTGCGCCGTGTGAAAGGCGAAATTGATTCGCAATTCGATGATTTCATTGGATGCGAATACAAAAATACTTTGGGCACTGGCGTTGTGATGTCCATTTTGAATGATCCAGAAATTGCTGCTCCGGGTAACCGTATGAAGGATTTGATTGAGCATTGCGAAAAATATCTTAAGGAATACCGTATGGTGCTTGCCGGAACCAATGATGATCTTAATGAAGCATATGGTCATTTGGGCCGGAGACAGCTAAAAGCCTGTATCTCTTGGTGGGAGAATGCAATTTCCGATATTAGCGTGTTTGGTGCCCACAAGAAAAGTGCTCGCAAGCCGCGCAAGAAGAAGGAAAAGTCGCCGGCCAAGATTGTTGAGCGGCTTCGTTTCCTGAAGGAACATACTGAGTTGAACTTGAAGAGCATTGATCCAACTCAAATTCTCAAGTGTTCAGAATTGTGGATTTTCGATTGCAAACGGAGAAAGTTGGGCCACTTCGTTTCAGTTGCCGGCGCCACTTTGGATGTGAAGGGAACCAAATTGCTGAACGTGGATTCCTCGAAGAGCATTTGCAAGACATTGAGAAAACCTCAGGAACAGTTGAAGAAGTTCAATTCACTCGGAAAGCCGGCAGCTCTTAAGTTTTTCAACGAAATCAGAGCAGTATCGGTTACGCTGCGGGAGAAGATTACCGCTGACAGCATTTTGCTGAAGGCGGTAAAGTAAATGACGGTTGAATATGCCATAAAATATGTTCGTGCGGTTTATCCAAATGCGCGATTTGAGCATATAACAGTTATGTGTAGCCCACACTATAAAATTGTGGTTAATGAATTAGGTAAATTTTTTCCTACTGAGCTTGGATGTGCGATAGAGCTTGACGTAGCCTGGATGGCGGCAGCGATTCGGATTCAAAACCAAATGCTTCGTGTGTTGGAGGGATAATGACTTTTGCAGAATCAAAAGAATATGTTTTGGCAATTTATCCTGAAGCTATACTTTCTGAGAGAGCTGGTTTCAATTTACAAAGATATTTTCTCTGTTTTGGCGATGCCACTCTTCGTGGTAATATCGGATTTGGCTACACTGAAGACGCTGCGTGGCACGATACCACGGAAAATATTCAATATAAATTTCTTCAAAAGTTGGAACTATGACTGACAAACAATTAGTATTGAGTGTTTATCCAGATGCTGAAGTTGTGCTACTCTATTCATGGAGGCTACATATGAAAAAGCTTATCCTCGCCGTATTCGTCCTTTCCATTTTGAGCACTGTTGCTCAGGCTCAAGTAACGGTTTCAACCTCTACTATAGCAAGCCCTGATGGGTTACGAGCAGGAGATACCGTAACTATAACCTGTGTTTATGACAATGCTGGCAATCCTCCGATTTGCCAAGAGCATTGGACAAAACATTATTGCGACCCTAAAGACCCGTCTAAGCTATGTTGGAGTTGGAACTGTGATCCTAAAACCCCAGCATGTAAGGCTGAAAAACGGGCTGAAGATAAATTCATTCAAACCACCCGTCAAGCTAAAGCTAATGCCGCTTGTAGGAAACTACTGGGCCTCGACGAGGCGGTGGGGGTTGATAAAGACTTCCCCTATGGAAAGACATGCACCAAATGATTGGAATTATTTTGCATCTGGGTGGTCCGAAGACGAAGCCTGGGAAAATGCCGTAAGAAATATTCAATTGCGTTCTCAAAGAATGATTGACACATTAGAAAGGTTTGCATAATGGAACTTCAAGAGATTATTTCGAGTGTTCGGGGAGTGTATCCGTCGTCGACGATTCAAGCCGGAAATAATAAATGGCGTTCCGCCCGATATATAATTACACGATTTTATTGGCGTGATCGTCGAATTAGTTGGGTTCAGGTAGGCCTTGGTGGCGAAACACAAGAAGAAGCTTGGTCAGCCGCCTGGGAAGCGATCACCAAGGAGATGTTGGAGAAGTTGGAGATCTGATATGAAGAACAATTTCAAGGTCGGTGGATTTGCTCGAATTATCAGCGATACCGGCATGGGGGAAGTTGTCCGGATTCTTAGTATTGAACGCACCGGAGTAGTAACCAATTTGAAATATCTAACGGTGTCTGAATATTTCAAATTGTTTATAAATGTAGAAGCAATGACTGATGAAGAAGCAATGTTATATTTTTTGGAGCGTGATTAATGACTGATAAAGAATTTGTTCTTTCGATAATTCCCGATGCTTATTCAGAAGATTGGGAAAAACAGATTAAACTTACGTATCCAGAGTGGGTAATACGCAGCCACACAATATCAGAACGATTAGCTGTGGGTGGTTTTGATACCGTTTTAGCAGTGAATATCAACGAAGAACTGGCATGGACGGCGGCGGCTGAACGAATTAAAGAAGTCATGATTTCTCAATTGGAGGAGGCATGACCAATAAAGAATTCGTGAGATCGATTTGTCCTAAAGCATCAGCGCAAAAACGATATGATCGAGATCTAGTTTATTATTTTATTGGTGACATTGAGGAATTGGATTATTGGTGGAAGATACCGTATTGTAGAGGGCGTGCCAGCACCGAAGAAGAATCATGGGGAATCATTGCAAATCTTATTCGTAAACTGACTTTGGAGAAATTAGAATTATGACCAATAAAGAATTTGTAATGGAAATATATCCCGATGCCTATGTCGGTTCTTCCGACACTAAATCGAAAAAGTTCTTCTATATCGTTTGGAAGAAACGACACGGATATTCAGGGCCGAACGGAGCTTCGGCACCAAATGAAAACGAAATGTGGTCAAAGGCTCGGCAGTTGATAGAAAAGGAACTATTATGGCAACTCGAACGCTAACAAATCGAGAAAAGGTTCAAGGAGCTTATAAATGGGCTATTTTGTTTTGGCGTGGGCATACTGCGGAAATTTGTGACATGACATGTTGGAATTCTGTTTTGGGCAAAGGAAAAGATGGTCAAGAGGCCTGGGCCGATGCCTGGGAATATTGCCAGAAAGAAATGATCCGAAAGTTGGAATTATGAATTATAAAAAATTGGTTCAAGGGATTTATTCAAAAGCTCGATGTGATAATCGTATAAATCCCTTGAATGAAACATCTTTTTGTATATATTCTGAAGGATTTTATTTTTTAGGCTGTGGTCAGACTAAATCTAGGGCTTGGAAAACGGCATGGCATTGTATTCAAGATATCATGCTTGAAAGGTTGAAATGAACAAGAGATTAGTGCAAGCAATGTTCCAGAATGCAAAGGTTAGGAAATCTTCGGTTGGATTTCTTATCGTGACCGCGGAGAATCAATTGATATCGAGCCCAAAATTCTACAAATCAAAACAAATGGCTTGGTGTGAAACTGCAAAATATCTAAACGCTCGCATTATGAAAAAGTTGGAATCATGACGGATAAAGAATTTGTTCTTTCAATATATCCCAATGCATTTCTTGAAAAAGATATTGGCTTGAAATATTATAGCTGGTATTCTTTATTATCTGATCCTAATCATCGAAAATTACTTGCATATTCTAAAG